GGTCAAGATTTATGACCATTGCTGATGATGAAATGATTACTATCAAGCGCTTTGATCAAACTTCACCGGGCTTTATTTATCTGTTTGCAGAGAAACGAGTTTGCTCGACAGTGCATGACGTATTTGCAGGCGTGCGGTTAGTTGGTTAAAGGTAAACAATGTCAATTGAAACCCCATTTTTAGGCACTAGCAGAAACCCATTCAACTATCAAAAAGTTGAGCAGGTTGCGCGAGACATAACAAGCCAATGGCTAACCGACGATGAAATCACACAACAATTAAATATGTTTGGTGACATCAGCCAAGATGGATACCTTGACAGCCTTGACCTAGCGACCCGTATGGCGATTGAAGACTACTTAGGTATGTCCATATTCCCTACAACTTATCAGGTCTACTACGGCGCGTTTAGTTCGTTTAGCACGTCACAAGTGTTTTTAGATTTGCCTGAAGTGACACAGGGGATTGCAGGCGTAACGATTAATTCAGTTAAGTATTATAACTCTGACACGCCACCACTATTAACTACAATAGCAAGCCCAAACTATTTTTACGACCCATCAGGCAACCGCGTTGTTGTTGTCGGTATCCCGCAACCCGTGAATGTTGCCATTGCAAACCCAATTGTAATAAATTTTACGTGTATTACGAGTCCATTAGCACAGTACCCAGTTATTAAGCAGGCTGGTTTGATGTTGCTTACTCACATATACAATCAGCGTAGTGATACAACTACCGAGAATTTACGAAACATACCTTTTGGCGTGTCAACTTTGCTTCGACCTTACAAACCTTTGGTTATGTGATGGGTATCGCCCGATACGAAAACGTAGTCATAAACAACGTTACAAATGGCATAAATTTGTACGGTGAACAAACAACTACGATTGTAGAATGGTTCACATCACGCGCAATTGTAAAAGATGTGCGTAATAGTTTGCTTATATCTGAAAGGTATAGAATTTACAGCGATATGGTTACATTAACGTTTAATTACACACCAAATATAAAGCAAATTGTAGACAATACGAGCCTGTTTGCAATCACTTGGCGGTCTAACGATTGGCGTATTGTCGATGTATTTGAAGCAGACGACCGCATGAGTATTACTTTTACTTGCTATCGTAATGACCCGAGCACTCCACTATGAGCCAAAACAACCCAGCTACGTATGCTCAAGCTATTCAATATCAATTGGCAAGTATTGTTACACCGATACCCGTTTATGCAAACTTTAATCGGAACTTTGCAACTGAGCCAAAGTTTATAACTTGGAATTTGCGTAACATACATCAAGAAGTGTTTACAGGCACAAACCAAAACAACAAAAGCATTGACCGACCAATATTTCAAATATCAATATTTACAACGTTATTTGAAGATGCTATGAATGTAAGTAATTTAATACTACAATCGTTGCATGGGTACAGCGGTCAATTCGGGGGGGCTTCGGGCTTTTACATAGCCAAAGCTGATGTCGATTGGCTTTACAATACATATGATAATGAAATCGGGTTACAGCAAGTCATTTTAGATTGCACACTTGATATTCCGACATAAGACAATATTTAAAATTTACTGTTAAATAGAGGAATTTATCATGGCACTTCCAAATAAAATTTTACCCGGCTTTAGTGCAAGTTTGTACGCGCAACCTACCGCTACGCCAACACCTTTAACAAATGCCGCACTTGCAACAATTGCAACAGTCTCAGCGTTAGCAATTCCTGCAAACTTAGTTAATGTTGAGGCGGTTCCTGCGTTCGGTCAAGATGACGCAATGGCTAGTTTTTCAATTGCTGGTTCACGTCAATCAGATAAAATACCGACTCAATCAGCACCAACAAGTTTAACGATTACTGCCCCTTGGAATCCAAGCGACGCTCAGCTTTTAATCTTGCGAGGCGATGCTTACAACGGTACTATTGATCGCACGTTTATTATTAGTGCAACAGATGGTACAGATACAATTTATTATGCGTTTAATGGTCGCGTGTCACAGTTTCAAATTGATGCACAGCCGGGTGCTGAAGCAAAAGCAATTTTTACAGTTCACCCGCGTGGTAATCAATTTGGTTGGAGCAACTCAGCATGAAGTTAGCTGATGCAGTTAAAACTCTCGCAACTACTTACAGGTCTTTGGACTCGGTAGCTCAGACTTTAATTGTCGACGCTAACGAAGTTCATGCTGCTTTAAAAACTGTTGAAGCTGGAAGCGTTGACGAAACTTGTTTACAATACTTAGCAAAATTTAACCCTGCTCCTAAACCGAAAGTTAAAAAAGAAGATTAAATATGACTACAACAATACAAAATAATAATCAACTTTTAGACTACCTTTTAACCCAAGCCAACTCAGGTACAAAGAATTGGTTTGGGTTTACTCAGCAACGAATAACGGGCATCATGCTCGCGCATGAAATTGCCTCGCGTCACGCCTATCACATGTCACCCGATGAGGTGACAGATTACGTTATGAAGCTCAATAATAGTATTTACCATCGGTTAATTAAAGGTGATGGCAATGGCAACGGTAGCTAAAGTTGAGTTTGAGGGTTGGGCTGAAACAACCGAATTATTTAAACAAATAAGTAATGATTTCGGTGAAAAAGACGCAAGTAACATCATGCGTAACGCGGTACGTTTATCAATGAAAACCGTGTTAGAAAAAGCGCGTTCTTTAGTTGCTAAAGACACGGGCGCATTAGCTGCAAGCCTACAGGTTGAAGCAAGAAAGACGAGGAAAAAAGATTTTCGTTCTAAATATATATTTCCAGGCGATGTTGTGATCGGCGCAGTTACTACGGCATCAGGTAAAAAGTTGGCTAAGTTAAAGTTTAACAACATTAAAACAGGTCAAAAACAGGTCGGCACTAAAAGTGATGCAAGAGCAATGGTTTTAGAATTCGGCACTGCCAATATGTCACCAAGACCGTATTTAAGACCAGCGTTAGAAAGTTCAGCAGCACAAGTCACTGGCACACTAGGTAAGTCACTTGGTGTAGCTCTCGAAAAATACAAAGCAAAACAAGCCAAGAGGTTATTAAAATGAACAGTTTTTCAAAAGCATTTAATATTAACAAAGACGAATTACGCATCAGGTCTTTTGAATTCGCGGGTCACACGTTTAAAGTTCGCGTGCCTTTAACTGTTGAATCTGATTTGATGAATGAGCGTTTAAAAACACCGAATGAATTGTTAATTAAAAAATTCTTTAAAGAAATGAGCAAAGATTTAACAGAAGGAACGGACAAGGTTGTTATTACCGAAGATGACATTATTTATGATGGCAATTCAATTAAAAAGTTTTGTAAAGATAAGGCAATCGTGCAAGAACGCATTACCCTGATGTTGCAATACTTAGTGCCAGAGGAAGATAATTTCGACATGAGTACTATTACTTACGAAATGATTGACGAGCTTTTCCCCTATGCGATTCAATTAGAATTAGTAAAGTTAATTAGCGAAACGATCAGCCCAAGTTACAATGTTACTAAGGGAAAGTAACGGGGTCAGTACGAAGGCAAGTGAAGGCGTACCTAATCGCCCACGGTGCTGACCCTTCGGTAGTAGATGAGGAAACATTTTCAGATATAGTTGTGATGTACCACGCAGGGCTGATTGGTAACATTGGATTGCTTGAAGTTTTGGGCAACCTAACCGCAGGGCAGTTTAATAAAATGTTACCTAAAGGCAAGACTGGTTATAAGTTGCGTGACATCATACCCAATACTTACGATTACATTTACCCGCCATTAAGCGAACAAGACAAGAAAACACAAGTTAATCAAAGTCTTTTAGCTTTTGCGCTTATGAGTCCGGGCGCACCTGCAATTTTAACGAAGGGTATGTAATGGCAAATATTGCTCGACTTGGTGTAGCGCTTGGTCTTAACACTGCGGAGTTTCAATCAGGGTTAAAAGGCGCAACGGCTGGGCTAGAAAAGGTTAAAGATGCCGCCAAAGTTGTAGGCGTTGCTATCTTAGCTGCTGGCACAGCAATGGCGTACATGACCAAAAAGTCTATTGATAACATGGACAAGTTAGCCAAGCAAGCACAGATGGCTGGCGTCACAACGGAAAGTCTTTCAGCTTTAGCTTATGCAGCAGACCTGGCTGGCGTTAGCCAAGACACCCTTGTACTTAGCATGGCCAAGCTATCGAAGGGCATGAGCGACGCTGCAATGAACACTGGCGAAGCGCTAAAAGGCTTTAACGCACTCAATATCGATTACAAGAATTTAGAAAGCACTGACGAAGCGATGCTACAAATCTCAGAAAGATTTGCAGGTATGGCAGACGGTGCGAATAAAACTGCTATTGCCATGAGCTTGTTTGGTCGTTCAGGCGCACAATTAATACCACTGCTAAATGGTGGGCGTGATGGTGTAGAAAAGTTACGTGCTGAGGCGGAAAAATTAGGGTTAGTAATTGGCGGTGACACAACCAAATCAGCCGAGCAATTTAATGACAGCTTGACGCAATTAGGCTCTATTTTTACAGGCTTGGCTAACGAAATAGCTACCGCTGTGTTGCCGATGTTAAACAACA